CCCTCGAAAGAAACCACCCTACGGCAGTAGGATTGATCCGACACATCCTTCGGCGCAGGGATAGGTGGAGTGTTCGTTGTTTAATGAGCGGGGCGGCAACCCTTTTGAGCAGATACATTCTCTAAAACCAACTGTTAACGGTCTAGTGACATGGGTCGCTGATTACTTGGATATAGGAGAAACAGACTATCTCGATTACGGATCGTTTTACAGTGGATGGTTTAATGATGCACCTTATACTGTAATCTTAGATGCCATAATTTTAGATCTTTCTGTACAGAAAACGTCTCTATGGCTTGGCCAAAGTACGTATTCTACACCATTTCGATTTATAAATCAGTATGGAGTCTTTAGAGTGAATATCTATGCTAATTATAACATGTATTATGCTAACTTTCCCAGTTTTTCGACTGACAAAAGAAATCAATTCTCCGTAGTTCGAGTGGATAATTCTGAATTCTCCGTCTATTGTAACAGTGACAAAGGAGAGACAAATACCTCGGCTATAGGAACCCTTCCATCGGACACTCAACCGCTACGATTGGGTTATAACAATGCCATTAAGGTATGGAGATTACTGCTATACACAAGGGCTTTAAATGTTACAGAACTAGCACAACTCCATGCCGAACCCTATTCCTTCATCCTCGTCCCTCAATACTGGTACATGGTGGATTTTGGGGTAGTAGGTGCTGCGACTACAGCTGCTCCGACAACAATAGCTCCAACAACCCAAGCTCCAACGACGAGTCAACCAACTACGACTGCACCAACTACTGCGCAACCAACGACTGTAGCTCCGACAACAGCTAAGCCCACGACTGCACCTCCTACAACCTTGGCGCCGACTACAACTAAGCCGACCACAGCTCCACCCACTACTCAGGCACCAACAACTGTACAACCTACAACTGTACCACCAACGACGGTTAAGCCAACTACTCCACCACCTACAACTGTTTCTCCCACAACTATCCTGCCTACAACAATAGCAGGAACAACTGTAGTTCCAACTACCGCTCTACCTCCACAACCAACTACAGTTGTTCCTACTACTGTTGTACCTCTGGAGATGCACGAATGCCTGTTATCTGTTCAATCTGGTATATTAAAGGAGTTGTTGTTACAGTCTAAAATAACAAAAGAGTTATCTGAAAGATCTCTAATCAACAACGAGGTGTTACTGTATGGAGACCTTTGTAGGTGATACTGTGAAAATACTAGTATCAACAGGCATTGATTTGTCTGGTTTTGGTGATATAAAGGTAATGTACAAAAAACCAGATGGCTCTGTAGGAGAGTGGGAAGCCGCTGTCTGTCCTGATGATGATACTTACATACAGTACCAGTGTGACATCAATACACTTGATATGAGCGGCACTTGGAAATTACAAGCATTTGTTAGCAACGACAACGAACAGTATCATGGTAAGTGGACTGATTTAATAGTTCTTTCACCTATAACTTAGATTGTTTAAATTTTGAACAAACTATGGCTACAAGACGTATACGCATAGGCTCGATGGAAGACATCTTCCAATATGATGATGCTGACTATGGCACAGCCGCTGACTTTGACAACATGCCTGTGAAGATAGGTGCAAGCACAGCTGGTGACGAGGCAGTTCGCCAAGATCAGATACCAACTCCTGGAGATGTTGTTTCAGCTGCTGCAAATATCGGTGATCACGCGCTTGTACGTGGAGATGGTGGAGCTAAGGGTATCCAGGAAGTTCCTGGTGTGACTGCTGATGACAATGGACAGATAGCACTGTCTGGAAATGCCAGGTTAAAACATCGTCTTTGGATACCTGCCAATGGGATTCAAGCTGCAGGTACAAAGCCTGCATCACTCGTACTAGTTGGTGTGTCAGTATGCTGGGAATTTGTGATAACTTCTGACAAACAAATACAAGTAATATTCCCTATACCTCTAGACATCGACAGATCTCACGACATGACTGTCCACATAGGTTGGTTCACTGCTGATAACAATGTTGCTCATGTGGCTAACTGGGAACTAGAGTATAAACTAATTGAACCTGACGAAGATGTAGCTGGAGCTGCTAATGGGACTCTTGATGTATCACCTAACCCAAGTTCGATCGCTAACGGAATGGTTTTGACAGAGTTAGGAAATATTACAGTTGGAGCTAACGATATAACTCTCCATGCAAATCTGACGTTGGATGTGAGTGATAGTACTATAACGTCAAGTGCTTATCTCTCGGGTATATGTATGGACTATGTAGCTAACAAACTTGGAGGGGCTGTCTAATGCCTTACATAATCCACGGTGAACCGAGTTCCTGGAAAGACAACATTTACACTCGTGAGACATATGACTACGACTATCCATACGGCCTAGACTTACGTCCCGATAGCGATTTACACAAAAAACTACGCAATCGCATCTGGCAACGTGCTAATGCCTCACGGAATGAGATATCTAAAAGATTCGATCATTGGAGAGAGATAGATAGGACACTGACAACTTACATTTCCTTAAAGGACAAGGAAAAGGAACTGAAGTCAAGCGATCCTAGGAAGCCTGTGGCAATAGTATTTCCCTACAGCTACTCAATGCTCGAAGCGTTGTTAACTTACTTGTCAATGGCTTTCTTTCAAGATCCTATGTTCCAATATGAAGGTGTAGAAGATGATGACACTCTCGGTGCAATGTTGATGGAACTTGTAATAAGATTACACTGCATCAAGAACAAAGTTCCTCTTGCTGTTCACACTGTGTTGCGTGATTCTTTAGCCTATGGAGTAGGCATTGCAATCCCTGGTTGGAGACAAATCTATGGTCGAAGACCTATTAAATCAACCATTGTTACTGAATCCGAGCTAGGGACTGAATCTACTACTACAGTTGAAATGATAGAAGATTTACTCTTCGAGGGTAACGAACTGATTAACATTGATCCCTATATGTGGTTACCTGATCCATCTGTCTCCAGTGTAAATATTCAAGACGGTGAGTTTGTTGGGTGGATAGATCGTGATAATTATATGAATTTACTTTCCGAAGAAAGTAGGCCTAACTCTGGCCTATTCAATGTCAAATACCTAAAACACAAGAAAGACAAACGCTCAACCCTAGCACTCGACCAGAGTGATCGTCAAACTCGACATGGAGGTTCTACCGAACTCCAACGTTCCGCAACAGGTGTAACAACACCAGTTGATATCATAAAGATGTACATAACTCTCATCCCTAAGGAATGGGGTCTGTCAGATAGTGAATACCCAGAAAAATGGTACTTTGAACTTGCCTCTGATGACATAATAATAGCGTGTGAGAAGGCAGATCACAGCCACGGGATGTATCCAGTAGCTGTTGCATCACCTGAGTTTGACGGCTATTCAATTACACCTATCGGTCGTCTGGAGGTACTCTACGGCCTACAACATACGCTAGACTTTCTCTTTAACAGTCACATAGAAAATGTCAAAAAAGCTATCAACGACATGTTAGTTGTTGACCCTTACTTGGTTAACATAAATGATCTAAAAGACCCTCAACCAGGCAAATTAATCCGCTTACGAAGACCTGCGTGGGGAAGAGGTGTTGAAAAAGTTGTTCAACAACTCGCTATAAATGACATCACTCGTCTGAATATTGCTGACAGCAGCTACATAACTCAATGGATGGATCGCATAAGTGGTGCCGACCAATCTATGATGGGCACACTTCGTTTGTCAGGTCCTGAACGCCTAACCAGGTCCGAGTTCCAAGGAACTCGTGGTTCTGCAGTCAGTAGGCTGCAACGAATTGCTATGATAATCGGTATGCAGTTTATGCAGGATGTAGGAACTATGTTTGCTTCTCACGTACAACAGTATATGACAAAAGAAACCTACGTAAGAGCTGTTGGTCGTTATGCAGATCAACTCAAAGCAACTTTTGGAAAAGACAGAGTCCAAGTATCACCTTATGATCTGGCAATAAACTACGATTTAATCGTAAGGGACGGCTCAATACCTGGTGGCAACTTCTCTGACGCTTGGATCTCATTGTTCAAGGTAATAGCCCAATCTCCTGAGTTATTACAATCATTTGACATTACAAGGATATTTATCTACATAGCTCAGCAACTTGGAGCTAAAAATGTTGAGGATTTTACTCGAAAAGTAACACCTCAAGTAATGCCTGACGAAACTGTCTTACGTGAAGCTGAAAAAGGAAACCTTGTACCGACAGGAGAGTTAAATGAATGAGATAGTTGTAAGAGCTACAAAGGAACAAATAAATGAATTTAAAGAATCCCTTCTTTGGCAAGATATAGTGAATGAACTAATGAGTTGGAAAGAAGGATTCAACAGAGAAATGCAATCAATAGTTGATGACGCAGCCACTGAAAATCCGTCTACTGCCTCTGTCTTGTTGTATATGGGTGATTTAAACGGCAGACAAAAGGCCGTAGATTATATGATAAACATCCTTGACATGTTTCTATCAATCTTAGAATCCAAGGAGCAAGAAAATGACTCTGGACGCAACGAAACCGACTGATCAAGCGCTGGTTTCTGAACTAGCCAATTATATTAGGGAGACAAGAGAGGCTTTGAACTCTCTCGAATCGAACGTTAGTGACGTTGTTGTGACTGACACTACCATCTCTGGGGGTACTACAACTTTGGTTGTTGGTACAGATTTGAGCGAAGCAGCTATCGAAATCGTGTTAATTGACAGCTTAGGTGCCTCCGATCTTGCACACATAACTAATGGCACTGAGGGTCAGATCAAGATCTTCATAATGCAAGACAACGACATTGGTTTTGTAGATGGCGACAAGGCTGATGGTGACTTTTATTTGAACCAACTGCCTGCGGGTTCAACTTTCGATGCTCACCAAAATGATGTCCTTGCTCTAGTAAACATCGACGGAGATGGCGGAGCTACAACTCACGGCTATTGGAAGGAACTATGGCGTCTTGAGGCGGTTAAATAGATCGTTTAAAATTTAAACAAACTATTAACGGAGGTTAGCTATGAACGACTTTGCAGACGAGATAGAACTCATGAACAAACACTTGACAGGCGAAGGTGAACAAACAACTGAGGCGCCTTCAACCGAAGGACCTTCAACCGAAGTACCTGCGACGGAGCTTTCTTCGACCGAAGTTCCTTCAACTGAGGCACCGTCAACAGAGGTGCCTTCGACAGAGGTTCCCTCTACCGACGTTCCTGAGGATGACGTAGTTACTCGGCTAAAGGCTGAAATCGAAGAACTAAAGGCTCTTGTAAAGGGCAAGAAACCGACAACTGAAGCACCTTCGACTGAGCCACCTTTGGAACTTGAAGAAAGGAACTTTCTCGAAGGTGTAGACGTAGATGAAGTAATGGACAATCCTGCTGCGCTAAACAAGTTGTTAAACAAGATCTATCAACAAGCAGTAACAGACACCAGGAAAATTCTCGGCGAAGGTGTTCTTCGTTCGATACCTGAAATCGTAAGAACCAACATAGCAACTGTAACAAACCTCCAAAGAGCAAGCGAACAATTCTACGAACAAAACCCTGACCTAAAACCTTTCAAAAAAGTCGTAGCATCAGTCTTCGAGGAACTCGCTTCCCAAAACCCAGATAAGCGTTACGACGAGATATTGACCGAAGTAGGTGATGAAGTGAGGAAACGTCTTGACTTGCACAAGCAAGCAACTGCAAATCAACCTAAAAGACCAACAGCCCCTCGTCTGCCAAGAAAACGCTCCAGCGCTGGCAGACCTAAGGGCCAACAACCACCAACTGATCCTCTTCTAGCTGAACTAGAAGAAATGAACAAAGCATTAGGGAGGTAACTAACTATGGCACTTGAAGACAAATTTGCACAGCATGACAAAATAGTGGTTGACAAATATGTTAACCCTACAGAGGACTACGAGATGAAAACCTATGATTACGTAGTCCGTCCAAGCGCTAATCCAACAACAGGAGCTATCAAAATCACTTTGCCACGTGTAGCTGAGGCCAAAGGCAGGTTTTACTCAATCCTGGCTCGTGACGCTGACGGGACTAATACCATTACCGTTCAAGACCAGGATGACAGTGAGCTTTGGTCTGATATCACACTAAATGGCCCTGGTGATCAGGTACTTCTGTACTCTGACGGCATTCATTGGTGGACAGTTGTATCTGTCCT